GGGTGATGGCGGTTGGCGGCGGTAGCGGGTCCAGCAGCAACCAGGTGGTGATCCAGCAGAACTTCGCTGTGCCCGAGGGGCAGGGCGCTGGGACTGACGATTCCACCAGCCAGGCCGTTGCCCAGGCTTACGCCAGAGCGGCGAAGCAGGGCGCGCAGGAGCAAATCGCAAGGGATCTGCGTCCGGGCGGCCAGATCTGGCAAGCCATCAACGGTCGGTAACGAATCCCCGCTTCGGCGGGGTCATCTTTTTCAGGGAGGCGTTTGGCAATGGAAACCTTCACCTGGGTTCCGGACAAGGAGCCTTCCGGCACCGTGAGCTTCCGCGTCAAGTCCGCAAAGTTCGGTGACGGCTACGAGCAGGTCGCGGAAGACGGTATCAACAACAAGACCCAGTCATGGCCGCTGACCTTCACTGGCCCCAAGTCCCGGATTGCTGAGATAAAGGCATTCCTTGATGCGCACAAAGGCGCCACGGCCTTCTCTTGGGCTGAGCCATTCGGAGAGCAGTTGCTCGTCCGGTGCGGCGAATATCAACCACGGCACGCCGGCGGAAACGTCTACAGACTGGCGGCTACCTTTGAGCAGGCATTTCACCCATGAGCATCGTTCCACTTAACCTCGGTGCATCGGAAAACGATGGCAGTGGCCAAAATTTACGATCGGGCGGCCAAGTCATCAATGCGAACTTTGCCGAGCTGGATCAGCGGACCACCGCGGCACAGGCATCCGCCGATGCCGCAGCAGGTGCTGCAGCTGATGCAGATTCAAAAGCAGACAATGCCCAGGCCAAGGCAGATGCCGCTATCCCTGCTGCTCAAAAGGGGCAGCCCGGTGGCGTTGCAGTTCTGGATGGTAGCGGAGTTGTGCCGGCCAGTCAGTTGCCAAGCTATGTGGATGACGTGCTTGAGTTCGCGAACCTGGAGGCATTCCCTGTCACCGGCGCGACGGGCAAGATTTACGTCGCCATCAACACCAATAGCCAATACCGATGGAGCGGCACCCAGTACATCCTTCTCTCCGCGTCCCCTGGCTCCACGGATGCGGTGCCTGAAGGCGCAGTGAATAAATATTGGACCAACGCCAGATCCCTAGCGAGCGTCCTCACCGGCCTTCTCACCACAAACCCGGCTGTGGTGGCTGCAGCAGACACCATCCTCACCGCCATAGGGAAGCTGCAACGGCAAATCAGCGATGTAGTAGCCGCGCTCGGGAATAAGGCCGCGAAAGGGGCCAATAGCGATATCACCTCGTTGTCCGGACTGACCACAGCTGTCTCGATTGCTCAGGGCGGTACAGGAGCGACTACGCTCGCAGCCGCTCAAGCTGCCCTTGGGATCAACTCAGCGATCAACCTTCCTACCGGGACAGACCTGAACAATATTCAAGCCACTGGCTTCTACATGCAGCAGGCGAACGCTAACGCGACGTTGGCCCTGAATTACCCTGTCGCAGCCGCAGGGTCACTTATTAGCGTGCAGCTCGGAAGTGCCATCACCACTCAGACGTACACCGTGTACAACACCGGTGAGCAATACGTGCGAGCCAGGTACGTAGCTGCCTGGAGCGAATGGAGGTTCACTATCACTGACGCGACTGTGGGATTTGCCTATGCCTACCCGAACGGCGGAACGGAAGCTGCTCCTGCGACGGTGACAATCAACAGCCGTTACACGGTAGCCAACCCCTTCCCTGGGCACGAGGTGATCGTACTGGCGGAAATCCTGATAGGAGGCAAATGGGGCGATGCTGGTTGGTTCTACAGCTCTGGCGGCTACGGTACCAAGGGCTCACAACTGGACTTGAACACCTTGGTCGTTCAGACGGGGCTGAGCCGAGTGGGCTACACCTCCAATGGAAGTGGCGACCCCTTTGGACAGACCGCCACAGGCCTGTCTTCCGCAACTTGTCGTTTAAAAGTCTGGAGAGTGCACGCATGAGCTTGTGCGTTTACGCTGAGATGGGCAGCAATTTTCAACAGGTGGGTGGAGAGTGCCCCAATGGTTGGATTCAAATGACTGGTCAGCGTCCCGATGACGAGGACACCTTGCTGTACACCGCATCGGAGAAAGGCGATTGGGTTATCTCCGATAGAACGCTGCTACAGATCCAGATGAAAAGGGAAGCGGACTGGGCGTCGTCCGAGATGGTCATCGTCGCCGAGCAGCTCGTGATGCTTGAAGACTCTGACCCTGCCGCCTTGCCTGGAACAGATCGCCAATGGCGAGATTATCGAATCGCGCTTAGAGCCTGGAAGGAAGGGCACCCTGACTTCCCAGACGAAGCAAAGCGCCCAAAGCGGCCCATCTGATCTCGCTCCACTTGCCTGATTCGAATTTTACCTGAGGAAATTCCATGCCGATTATGGCTGATATCCAGACCCTGGAGCCTGGCGCGTGGGTGGAGCTTTTTGAGCTCGACGCAACGATGCTGGGCGCCGAGCTTTACCGCTTCCATGGATACCCACAGCAAGCCTCGATATTTTGGCAGGGCAAGGAGTATTCGCCATGGCCGATCAAGGCCGAGGGTTTCGAAATGACAGGGCAGGGCGCTCAGCCGACCCCAACCCTTTCTGTCGGCAACGTCGGCGGGTTCATCACAGCGCTCGTCCTTTACTTCGAAGACCTGGTCGGCGCGAAGCTGATCCGGCATCGAACGCTGGGCAAGTACCTGGACGGCCAGCCCGAGGCCGACCCAGAGGAGGAGTTGCCACCTGACATCTGGTATGTCGAGCGCAAGGCGTCGGAGGACAACCAGGTTGTTCAGTTCGAGCTGGCTACTGCGCTGGACTTCGCCGGTGTACAACTTCCTCGTCGACAGATCGTGGCGAACGTTTGCTGGTGGCTTTCCTGTGGCGGGTATCGCGGGCCGTATTGCGGCTATAACGGGCCGCCGGTGGCGGGCGAGAACGACATCATTGTCACCGACGCGGCGAAGGACAAGTGCGGCGGACGCCTAACCAGTTGCAAGCTTCGCTTTGGTGAAAATAACCCGCTGCCTTACGGCTCATTCCCTGCCGCCGGCCTTCTGCGTCAATAACACCTCAGCGAGCGCACCCCATGAACAAAGCAAACAAAGCGGCGGTTGAGGCTCATGCCTTGGCTGAGTATCCGCGCGAAGCCTGCGGGCTGTTGGTGCGCGAAGGCCGCAAAGAAGTGTACATGCCTTGCCGAAACACGGCCTCGACACCCAGCGAGCATTTCCGCGTGGCGCCCGAGGACTACGCCGCAGCGGAGGATCGCGGCCAGGTACTCGCAGTGGTGCATAGCCATCCCGACTACCCGGCCACGCCCAGCGAGGCGGACCGCGTCTCATGCGAGGCCTCGGAATTACCCTGGCACATCATCGAGGTGCGCAAGGGGGATGATGGCGCAGTGCGTACCGGGGAAATGGTGAGCTTTGCGCCGGTGGGATATGAGGCTCCAATGATCGGTCGTAAATTCGCCCATGGCGTTCACGATTGCCTCAGCATCATCCTGGACTTCTATCGGCGCGAGATGGGAATCGACCTGGGCAGTTACGAGCGGGAGGATGGCTGGTGGGATAAAGGGGGGAACCTATACCTCGAAAGTCTCCCAGCGGCCGGCTTCGAAAGGGTTTCAGCGCCTCAGCATGGCGATATTGTGCTGATGCAGATCCGCTCACCAGTGCCGAACCATGCCGCAATCTACCTGGCCGACGGTGTGCTGAAGACCGAGCCGGAGCATTACCCCGCGCCCGGGTCGATTTTGCACCACCTGTACAACAGGGACAGCAAGCGAGACGTCTTTGGCGGGTACTGGGCTGAGGTCACGTTCGGTTACTGGCGACACCGGGATGCAAAGCTATTGTGCCACATGCCGTAAAGCCCCTATCGAGATCGTGTTTGGCGGGCCGTTGCCCTAACGAACGCGACTGATCCCCAGGTCTTAGGTTTGTAGGCAAAGGCCTGGGGATTCCTTTAGCCCTTTGTCTGGGTCTCAACGATCAGGCGCCACTCAACCTTTCTTTGGTTGGTGTGCTGATGTTTGTTTTGAGGAGGGAAACGGTCGTCCTTGTCTGAGGGTATCTCGTCGCCGCACCCCATCGCAACGATGGATTATTGATACCGGAACAGCGCTTGATATCTGGTAAAGCGTGTCCCAGGAGGCACCGATTAGGAAGTCTTCGGTGTTTTTCAGGTGCTGGATTGTTTCTTCGATTACTTGCGCCATACACGTGCCCGTCTCGGTTGGTTTGGAGGCACAACGCTACTACTATAGGATGCAATCCACTCACTGGGCTTTTTGTCCATGCTGGACGCTTCCCAGGGGATTCTATAGTGCTGGCTTTCAAGGAGAAGTATGGATGACGGTTAACCTAATATGCCTCGAACCAGAAGAGGCTGAGAAGATTGCTCTACGCTTACTTGCTACGGATCCTGGGAGCAAGTTTTTTAGGGTTTTTGATCGAAATTCCGCTCGCAGTGAAGCATGCGTTCTGATCGAGTCTGCAGGGAAATATGTAGGATTTTCGACAATAACGTCTGACGGAAGTAGCTGCGAAATCTACAGATTTTTTATCTCTCCAGAAAATCGAAGCAGGGGTTTAGGGACTATTGCGGCAAGGGAACTTGAGGTCCTTTTGAAGGCTGACGGCTATGTCAGTTGTTTCCTTCAAATCGATAACGAGGAGAAATTCGCTTTCTGGAGCCACGCGATCGGTCCTTTAATGATCGGAAACGAAACCTCAAATATGTATTACAAGGACTACAAATAGTGGAAAGCAATGCATCTCTGCCGGGCTTCTGCGGACTTCCCTTCAGTGCTAAAGCCCCTAACACTAAAGAGGGAATGACATGCGAATCTTGATAGCACCGCTAGCTGTTGCTTTGCTGTCGGGGTGTGCCAGTTCGCCGACTCCACCAAGCGAAGCGGATCAAGTGTCCTCATCCAGGCTGTATGCATATCAAACGCACACAAATGGCGATTCGACAATCGTCGTCACTCGAGACAAAGGGCTGATCGGTGGAGCTTGTAACGCGACGGTCAGTATAGACGGGCGCAAGTCGGCTGAAATTGGTACAGGCGAAACTGCCCGGTTCAGCGTCTCCCCCGGAGAACATATCGTCTCGATGGAAGCATGTGGGAGCGGCCTCAAAGAGCGCGAAACCACGACAAAATCGGGCGGTACCAAGAAATTCAGAATATCCATCGACTCAGCGATGAGCATGGATCTGTCACCCACCATGCAATGATAAAAAGCCGCCTCGGGGCGGTTTTTTTTCGCCCGGAGAAAACATGCAGGTCAATCAACAGGAAAAAATGCAGGTCGTGCTGTTATCTGGATCGCTGGCTCGGTTCTTTGGCCGAAAACACCGCATAACCACGTCAGGCGGCTTCAGAGACATCATGGGTTACTTCAAGTCCCAGTTCCATGGATTTGAGAGACACATGATGGAAAGCTCGGAGAAAGGTCTACGGTATGCAGTATTCAATGGCCGACAGAACATCTCGGAGGATGACCTGGACAAGCCAACGGGCCGGAACGTTATCCGAATAGTCCCGGTAATCAGCGGCTCAAAACGAGCGGGGCTGATCCAGACGATTGTCGGCGTGGTTTTGATTGCGGTCGGGTCATGGTTCGGCCAGCCATGGGCAGTCCAGCTTGGTATTGGTCTGACGATCGGCGGTGCAATGCAAATGCTCAGCCCCCAGGCAAAAGGCCTGGGGACCCAAGACAGCCCGAACAACCGACCTAGCTACAGTTTCAACGGCCCGGTGAACACCAGCGTTCAAGGCAATCCGGTGCCATTGCTCTATGGACGAATGATCGTCGGCAGCGCTGTGATCAGCGCTGGGATCTACTCCGAAGACCAGATGTAAACCTAACCCCGCCAAACAGCCCGCCGCCGAGCGGGCTTTTTTTCGCCTGAAGGAAAGCCATGATCAATCCAGCTATCGCCGGCAGCAAAGGTGGCGAGTCGAAGCCGCGCCCATCCGTTGAGGCGCCAGACAATCTGCAAAGCACGGCGTTTGCCAGGATTCTTGATCTGGTGAGCGAGGGGGAAATCCGCGGCCTGGTTG